CAAAATTTCAAGGCATGTGGAAATTCAACTGCAACATATTATTTGTCTACACCCAATTATGATGAAAAGGTAGGGGCAGCAGGAAATCATACCTATGACTCAGGTGATGGTAGAGGAGTTGCAGTTCAAGAATTTGGATATGATGAATTAAAAACACACCTTGAAAAATATTTTACAATCAAAACACATTTTGGAACTTTTGCTTCTCAATCAGATTATAAACCAGTTATGAATGAATGGCAAAAAAATATGTTTAATGAACTAACAAAATATTATGATTCAAATCTTATTTCAAATATAATGGCACCATTTTTTCCAAAACAATCCAGAAACATTTTGTGGGTATTAAACAATAAATAAATAAAAAACAAAAATCATGTTAAGTATTAAACACACTCTCGCGTCATCTCATGACTACAAACCAACCATCACCATTGGTGAAGTAAAAAAATTAGTTGGTGAAAATCCTAGTGAAGAAATTTTATTGTATTACAATGACTATAATTGTAGTATAAGTTATAAATCTTCAAGAGGAGGTAAAACGTATTATGCACAAAGCAAATTACCTAAACACATGCCACTTCCTAAAATTGGTCTTCCAATTTATTATAATGTAAGTCTTGTCAAAAAACCTAAAACTGTTCTTAATGATCTCAATTTGGATCTACAAGCAATTAGAGATTGGGCACAACAAAGAGGATTGTATGAAAAAGGTGATCCTAAAACTCAAACAATAAAACTACAAGAAGAAGTAGGTGAACTTGCAAAAGCAATATTGGATAATAACAAATCTGAGATTATTGATTCACTTGGTGATATTGTTGTTGTTCTTACAAATCTTGCTCACCTTTGTGATCTTAAACTAGAAGATTGCATTAAACTTGCTTATTCAGTAATCAAAAATAGAAAAGGGACCATGATCAATGGGACTTTTGTAAAAGATGGAAGTGCATACTAAATATAAATTTTATTTAGATCTTGCAATCCAGATTTCAAGTGCATCATATTGTGAGAGAAATAAAGTCGGTGCTTTACTTGTTAAAGATGATAATATTATTTCTTTCGGATATAATGGAACTATAAGAGGATTTGATAACAAGTGTGAAGATCATAATAATAAAACCACTCCTTGGGTTCTTCATGCAGAAAGTAATGCCATAACAAAATGTGCCAAATCCAATTATAGTTCCAGTGGTGCAACTTTATACACAACAATCAGTCCATGCATTGAATGTGCCAAACTTATTATCCAAAGTGAAATAAAAGAAGTCATATATTTGCATGAATACAGAGATATTTCTGGGATAAACTTATTAAAAAAAGCAAATATAGATGTTTGGCAATATATTCACTAATTCACAAGAAGCGTTTGAGTATTACTTTGATCAAATCATTGAATATGGTGAGATAGTAAATGATACAAAAGTATCAAAACGTGCACCAATATGGAAAAATATGATGGATCATAATGGCAATGTAAATTCCAATTATGGTTATCAATGGTCAAGGAATAATCAACTCGAAAAAGTAGTTGAAATGCTTAGAAAAGATCCTACAACAAGAAGGGCAAGCATTTCTTTATATGATGGAAAAGAAATAGACTTATACACAAAAGATACAGTTTGCACATACGCAATCAATTTCTACATAAGTAATCAAAGATTAAATATGCAAGTTATGATGAGATCCAACGATCTTGTTTTTGGATTTTGTAATGATCAATATTGTTTTAGTGAATTACAAAAATTGGTTTCAAGAGAAGTAGATTATGAAATTGGATCTTATTTTCATTATGCTTGTAATATGCATGTTTATAGTAGACACTATGATATGAAACAAAAATAATTTTTTTACTTTCAAACAAAAGGTTATATTTGCACTCTAACAATCAAAAACTATAAACATGAGAACATTAGATGAAATCTACTTTGAACTTAAAAATCACCCTGATTGTATTCAATTAGAAATTATTGATAAAGACCGAATAGTTGAAGATGTGAGAGATGCAATAGAATGGCTACATGATGGTATTTTAGATGAAGATGAAAAAGATGAACTCGCTGAACAATGGTTTGAAGAACATAGGCAAATTCTTAAACTAAGATTTACAAACTTCTATGAACAAGAAGATGGAAATTGGTTATTACTTTATTCGAAAATTGAAGAGTGGTTAGAAAATAAAAAATAACAAATATGAAAAATCCTAAGTATATGAAGATTGATGAATTACATGATTATGTAATTTCATTGCCAATGACTGAATCTAACCGTAAATTTTTCGACACACTCGATAGATCAAAAGTTAGACTCCAAAAGAAAACTTATCTTGACATAATTCAATTTTTAGAAAAAGATAAAGAAAATTTTTTTCTCAATCAAAAGAATTAGTATATTTGCACTTCATCAAACAAACTCGGGGACAGGAAAACTGAACAACATTAACTATGGATCAGAAAGAAAAAAACCGTTTAATGAAGATATATCTTGATCTTTTAAAAAAAGACATCAAGAAAGTGGATCATGTAATTGGATCAGATGAACTTTATGATATCAACTATCGGATAGAACAAATAGAAAAAATTTTAAAAAATAAGGCAACTGTAAAACTTTAGTTGTATATTTGCACTCTAACAATCAAAAACATACCATTATGAACTTAGAAATGAAAAGAAGGAATGAACACTATTTTAAGATAACCTTGAATCTCATGAATGAAGGTGGTGTTTATATTTGGCCTGACACGGGACATGTTTTTACTAAAAAAGAAGGTAAGTTTGTTGGTAATAAACAAGCCTGTAGGTCAGTAAGAGAAATCATCACAAGAGACTTTTTTGAAAATTTTTTTTCACAATTGTAAAAAGAGGTTTATATTTGCACTTTAACAAACAAACTCGGGGACAGGATTCTGAACACACACAACTATGGGACTAGATCAATATCTTTACAAGAGAACAGCACTCAAAACACATGAGTTTTTTGAAGACAATGAAAAACATCATGTTAGTATTATTCAAGATGGTAAACAAGTAGACATTGTAAAAAAAGAAAGAATTTCGAGTATTACAGAACTTGTTTGTAGTTGGAGAAAATTCAATGCCCTTCAAGGTTATATCATGACACATTATTGTAGTGATGATTTGACTTTAACTAGTCCCATCTATTTACACAAAGAAGATTTTGAAAAACTACTTGATATTGCCAACACTGTTGACACAAGTCTCAGAAAATCTGGTAAAAAAATTATTCAAGAAGAGGTTGGATCAAAAAAAACAGAAGATGGTAAGTTTGTTCCTTTATATGAAGATGTAGAAGTTTACATTGATACAGAAGTTGCATTGAAACTTTTACCGCCCTCTCCTGGATTTTTCTTTGGATCACAACTTATAGATGATTATTATAAAGAAAATGTTGAAACCTTGATCCAAGAATTACAAGACATTCTTGTAGAAATACAAAAAGACAAAGAAAAAAAGGCTTGGACTGATTGGTATTATACTTCAAGTTGGTAAGATTTTGTGTTGTGTTCTAGTTTTTCATGTCAAAAGGGGTAGAAAAATTCTACCTCTTTTTTTTTACTTTCAAATAAAGTTGTATATTTGCTGTCTAAACAATAAAACATGACACAATCAAACATCATTTGGGCAGTTTCACAAATCTCAGTATGGATCAATGAAGAAGTTGGAACAACACAAGACAATCTTATTGTATGGTATTGCAAGAATGGAACAGAAATTACTTTGGATACCGAAAATAACTTTTTAGATATTTGTGATCCAAAGTTAGACAACAAAACTTTTTTTGCGATTGCAGGTTTGTGTCAATCATTATCACTAGAATTATTTGATACTTTTACAGAAAAAACTACTAGATCAAAAAAATAGTTGTATATTTGCACTCTAAACCAATAATCATGACAACAAAAACAACACTTGTAAGACTTTCTGAAACTGAATTAGAACTCATTGCACACTGGATCTGGAACATTAGAGACAATCATAGGACGGATCCTTGGAGTGAGCAAGATGAATTACTTGCAGATAAATTGGAGTCTGCAGGTTTTAGACTAACTATTCCAAATTATCCAGAACAATTTAAATAAAAAAAACATGGGATACGAAGACGTAATTAAACCAAAACTTAGTTATTTCGAAGCTAGATTTATGGTAGGATTTCTAGTTGAGAAGTATGATTACTTGCAAACACTAGAACAAACCGATGCCATTAAAGAACAAATTGAATTTGTAAGATCGGTTCACAACAAAATTATGAAACAATTAGAAAGATAAAACTATACAACTATGAAAATGCATGTTTTTATTGAACACGATTTACCCCTTTGGGAAATTAAACCTTTGAAAGGTACCGACAAATATTTAAAAGAAAGATGGTTTTTAGTCGGAAATTTACATTATATTTTGTCCAATGTAGAAATTACCGACTTTCAAGTATTTTTTGAGTTGAGAGATAAACAAGGTCTCATAGGATCTTATGTTTGCTTTCTTGACAATTGGGAAAGATTGGTTAAAGTAAACAAGACAATTAAAAGTAGAAAAAAAATTTTAACTTCCTAAAAACTAAACAACTATGAAACTATTTCATGCTTTCACTTATGACAAAATGTATCAAATCAAGAAATATGGTTTGATCCCAAGTAGGATTGACAACTTAATATATGCTTGTGATAATAGTGAAGATGCCTTGGAATGGGTATTAGACCGTGAAACTATTAGAGGCAAAAAAATATCAAAGTTGGGTATGGTTATATTTGAATCTGAGGCACAAATTGGAAGTGATCATAATCAAAATTCATACCAAGGTGTAAATGTATACACAGTTCAAGGTCGTGTTCACCCATCAAAACTAAACTTTGTTCAAGTTGATATAACAGAAGATTATTTCTGGCAAAAAAATGAGTCCAATGATATTCAACCAGAAGATCCTAGTGATGAATTGTTATTTGAGATCTTCTACAAAAGTTTACAAAATAAAATAACTGTGGATACAAAAACAGGAAAACAAACTGTGGGTCCATTTTATGAACTCACACAAAAACAATATAGACAATTATTTGACTCATTAGGGTCAAAATCTGACCATGTTTTAATGAACTAGTATAATATATCAATTAAGATAAAACGGGTTCTTCTATAATATCGTCGTCATCAGAGAGGACAACTGGGCCACTTGGTGCAACAACCTTCGTTGAGCATTTGGCATACGCCGTTCTATAATCTGAACCTTTTGATTTTTCTTGAGCAATACATTGGCCAAGTGTTGAGTCTTTCGGAATATCTCCGAAGTCTTCTTGCTTTTGCCAATACTTATAAAATTCATTAAATGATGATAAACAAAATGCACCTCTTTCTTTCATTGAAGGAAATTGAAGTCTCATTTTATTATTTTTCATGCATCTACTTAAATAGATTCCTCTATTTTCTGCCTTTTTAGGTTTAAGAACAAAAATATCTTCTGACATTTTTTGTGTTTGACCAATACATATCGCAACCGCTTGGTCATGATCATATTCTTCACTAATTTTACTGATACAGCGTGAGATATATTTATTTTTGTCTTCTCCTGGTTGTAATTTTGGAATTGGCATTTTATAAGTTTGCTTTTAGGCGTTTATTTTCTGCATGTAATTCATCAATTTTTCTTTCAAGTTCTTGGATCTTTATATTGAGATTATGGATTTCTTCTTTCAAATCATCAATAATTGTCTTATAAAGATTTACAGAAATTTCCAAATTTCTTAATACAGAATTCTCAACTTCAACTTGTTGTTTTCTTCTACCAACTACCCAACCTGCAATACCAGTTAAAGCATTTGATAAGATAAGAATTAAATCATTTGTCATAGTCCACAGCAATAAAAAGTTGGGTCTCCATAAATTACCATGTCTCTTGGAATTATGTCTGGGTTTAAATTTCCATATCTATTTCCATTATACAAATGGATTCCGGAAAAGTAATTTTTTCCGAGGTGTGGTTGAAGGCCTGATTGTGGATTCCAACTATAAACAAGAGGATAATTGTTGGAGTTAAAAATTAGTTCATCAATCATTCTTTGTTCAAAAAATTGAGATCTATCATCGGCTCTTTGTTGCATGTATTGCATCTCTTTTATTGATACAGTTTGCTCTGATCCGTTAACAATTCCGTTATTTTTAATTCTCATGAAAATGGAAGGGAGACATTCCATATACGCTGCCCACAGCAACATCGGAGATACAAAGTAATTTAAAAAATTGCTATTGATTGTTGTTAAAGTATTTCCTGAAACTTGATCCAATAACTCTTTATAATATCTTCCTCCAATTATGTATTCCAATTTTGTTTGCTGGACTACACCAATGAAAGGTAAAAGCACTGAACTCGTCACGTTTTTTCAAATACTGCCTTAATTTCAGTCTGGATCGGAGCCACAACAAGTCTTTGAAAATGATCTTGTGCTTCAAGGTGTTCACTTGATCCAAGTGATCCTGGAACTTGTATACCCAAAAGTTCTGGTGAACTAATTTGATGTGATGTAAGGATTGTTTCTTGAACCATTTGATTTAATTCAACCCACATTTTGTCAGATGAATTACTTGAAATAGGTGTAATTTCTGGGGCATTATCTTTTGAATCACTAAAAGTTAAAAATAATTTTCCAGCCTGGTTCGATCCACCAAATTTTGCATTCATTTGATTATAGATCATCTCGCGTTCTTCAGGTCCTGGTATTCCTGTATTAAGTGAAACAAATAAAGATGGTGTTAAGCCATTTTTAATGTTATTGAAATGCCAGTTAAAAATTTCAATTTGTGTAGCAATTGCCGTGGCGCCACCCCAATATGAAGGTGTTGCGTAATAATTATTCCCACAACTATGGGTGGTGTAATAAAACACTTGCGAATTTTCTTCATGATTTGGATTGAATGCTGGAAGTTTTCTTGGTTGGAATTTTTTTGGAAAAGCCCAGTCCGCTGAGTAATAAAAATTATTTATTCTATCATTGAGATCTGATTTTTCGGCTCTCAGTTTTGATGCGTCCATATAATACATTTCAAAACCTTGTTCACGATCTCTTCTCCAAACGATATTCAATGCAAATGCACCATACAATATAAAATCAAGACATGCTTTACTCCAAAGATCATATACTTTATCACCAATAGAATTGACCATTTCAAGTCTTGTATCTTCTAGGCTTTTGAGTGTAATATCTTCTCCTCTTGTTGCATACCATTTTGATGTAATACATGCTCTATGCGTTGGACTTGTATTGTAAAGTCTAATCAATTCTTGAGGTGCAAGATTTGCGATGCCATAATAAACCCAAGGAGTTCTTGTATTTACTATAAGATTTTCTTCAATTATTGGAACTTGGGCAACAGCACCAAAGTCCAAAACCTTCAAATCAAATTCTTTTTTTGTTTCACTCATATTATTAAATATAGATTATTTGTTCAATAATCATGGATTAAGTTCTCCAGGGGCAAAAATTATATTGCTATTGTCTTCATTAGGTGAAATATATTCATCATAGAAGTCATTTGTAGTTTGTGCACTTTGTGGCAATACAATTGCCATACCTGTTTCAACTTTATTATACGCAAGTGCTGGATTTAAATTTCCAGATCCTTGAGTTTGCTCAAAGACACCATAAGTATATTCTCCTTGGTATGGAAAATTTATTTGTCCAACACCATTACCTTCTGTAAATAAAAATTCATCATACCTAGTCTTATGAGTTGAAATATCTGTTGGTATAAATTGCACACTTTGTTTTGAAAATATATGTGTGAAACTAAATAACCATTCTGGATTTGGCAACTCAGCATTTTGACTAACCGTGACGACAAGAGAATTTACTTGATTTGGTCTTATTACTAACATAGGCTAAATATGATATAAGGGATCACTAGACCCCTTATACCATTTTATTTTTTTTTAGATTGATTCTACTGTGATACCTTGAGCGATTGACGCCAAAGAACCAGA